CCAACTCTTCCCAACCCATGGTCGAAAGAATCTTTACGGCAATAGACAAGATCAGGATTGCAGAGGCAAGAAGAATAAGACCAACCGCTAGAGCACCAAGTGAACCGGCGCCCTTAAGGGAGACTCCAAGTTTTGCCAGAATAGTCATAGCTCCGACCAACTGACCAAACCCAACAGCCATTGCCGTGAGAGCCTTAGTCAATGCGGCAGAATCAATGAGTGATAGTACGAGCACTGAAGCAGCAAGAACACCAATGGCGATTGCCAACTTACTCAAAGTGTCAGACTGCAACTTGGACTGCATGGCAGCAAGCGTTGAAGTAAGCTGCCCAAGAGTCTCTTCGATAGAAGCAGTAACATCTGTAAAGAAGTTGAAGTCGATTCCTTGGAAAGCGAACTTACCGAGGAAGACTGCGATGGCTGCAATAAGACCTGTGTTCAAAGCATCAAGTACTCCGTCGAACTGACCTTCACCACCAATAGCTTCTGCCATTCTTTCGCCGAGAGAATTGAACCACGCTTTAATGCTTTCCCAGAGTCCTTCAAGCCAATCGACAATTGACCCCATAGCAGACTTGAAGCCGTCCCAAATATTAGACGCTCCACTAGCCGCATCAGATACACCATTGAGACGTTCTTTAATGGCGTCAAAGACAAGAATTAATGCGCCAAAAATCCCGCCATTGTCACGGAGCTTTGTTGTAAATTCCTCCCATTTTGACTTAAGGTAGTCAATGGCGATTCCAGGTTCAGCGATTGCATCACGAATCTTTTGGAAGAACTCTTCAACTCCACCCCAAGTAACAAGCTTCATTCGAAGATCATCAAGTGTCTCCGAGAAACTAAGGACGTTGTCTAGAACTCCACCACCAAAAGAATCAGCAAGAGTCTGACCAAGAAACACAAACGTTTTGATTGTTTCCTTTACGATCTCCCAACCAATCTTCAATACAGAGAAGAACCCTTTTGCAATTACCTTAATCTGGTCCATCTGATCCGCAGTTGGGATCAACTTCTGAGTAAAGACGGCAAATGCTTGCGTCAATTCCTGAAGATCTTTGGCTGAGGTCTTGGGGAAGATAACTCGGAATGCCTCTTTAATCGGCTGCATGATGCGGCCCAAAGCATAAAACGCTGTTCCAAGAGCATCGATTAGATTTGCCCTACCTCCAAGATCGACCCACCCCTGAAGGAGTGCATTGCGAGCTTCCGTGGAGTCACTAGCAATCTTACCGAAGCCTTCGCTGATGCTGGTGAACAGATCCGTTGCCTGATTAAAGTCTCCAAGAAGAATACGGAATGATTGAGACCAGCCAGAACCAACTGCTTCTTTTGCCGTAGCAATAAGCTGTGTGAACGTCCTAACCTTAGTGGCCGATTCAACGCCAAGCTCACCAAGAGCTCGAAACTCCTGGATCATAACATCCGTGAACCCCTTAGCAGAAAGCTCTGCGTCAGTGAAGTCTCCGGAGAAACCCTGAAGCGTGGTAGTCAAGACTTCGGCAGTGATCCAACCATCAGCAAGAGAATCTCGGAAGTTGTTTCCGGCGTCCTGCCACTGTTGAAATGTGGTATCCAACTTAACGTCAGTAAGCGTCCCCATTGCCTTGCCCGTGGTGAACAAGGCTTCCTGCATCACAGTACCGCCCATACCAGCATTGACAACTGAGTTCCAGTTCATCAGACGAAGAGAGCCTTCGCCAATGGCCTGAGCCAAGTTGTACATTGCAGCGCCAGCCTGTGCCGAGTTTGACCCGGCGATGGCGGCAGCGTTGGAAATACCCTTGATTGATGCAACGGCAGTATTTAGATCCACACCCTGCGCCGTGAACGAACCAATATTCTGAGTCATCTGCGCGAAGTTGTAGATCGTCTGGTCTGCGTATTCGTTCAATTCATCGAGCGCGCCAGTGACATCACTCAGAGTGGTGCCAGCTTTCTTGGTGTTAGCCAAGATCGTTTGAATGGAGTTGATGTTGAGTTCGTATTCGCCAAAACCTGCAGACAGCTGATCAAAACTAAGAGACTTTGCGATCGTGATGCCGGCGTTGACTGCCCTATCCGTGATATTCTTGATCACTGAAAGAGCTACAGTAGACAGACCAAGGAAGACTTTACTTACCCCTTGAATCCCTGCGCTAATTCCAGCAACATTGAATTCTTTGCCTGCGTCTGCCCCAAGACCCTCGAAGTCCTTGTTCAGATCTGCTAGAGAGCCCTGGATGCCAGTGAGATCGAGGTTCTTACCAATATCGCTACCAATGTCGGCCAGTCCCTTAACTGCGGCGGTCTCCTCGATTGTGAGTTTGAGCGAATCAAGACTCTTGATTGTATCTGCCAGACGCTTTTCAAACAAGAAGTTATCAAACGTCATCTGGACTACATTTTCGTCGACGTTAGCCATTCCTCACCTTCCTCCAAATGTCGTCAGCTAGATCATCAAATATAGGTTTAATTGCGGGATTGATGTAATCGTATCCACTAACCCAACCTCCGGTACCAGTACCATGACCGTACTGAAGGAGGATTGCAATATTAGACCCTTGGTTAACATTTGTGTTATACCAAAGGATTCCAACTTTACCATCTTTATCGATGATTTCATAACCCCATGACCGAGCTGTCTTACCAGTGCGAAACGGTGTCTTAGAAGAAAGTGCAAGTACTCCTGCTTTTCCGTACTGATCGAGGGAACCATAAAGATCACCCTTATTCAGACTCTTCAATTTCTTGAGAATCTTGTCGGAAGTCTTTGCGGTTACCCCGATCATCACAGCCTTCTTTCTATCAGGTCTTCACTGCGAACTTAACAGAGAGGTTTCGAGGCGTGTGATTGATTGACGTACCAGCACCGGCAGGCCCTGTGTCTCCAGTTCCCTCGTACCCAGTGACCCCAGTTCCATCGTAAGCAGAATATGTTCCGACGGGAGCACTTGTTACTGCCCCGCTAAACGTGACATTTGCGTTTGTGTTTGTGGTCGGAGGGTTAGTATATGCTGCCCACTGCGTTCGGTTTCCAACGCCAGGGTCTGCCCAGTGATAGTTTGATCCGCTATTACCAACGTATGTATAAAACTTACCGATAGCATTGTTGCTATTAAGTTCGTAGCCACCGGCTGGGTGCGCGTGGTTTCCTCCGCCTACAGCAAACGTATGATTGTGACCATGCGCAATGCTGTGGCGGTGACTTGGTCCAGTGTGGCGGTGACTCGGTCCACTATGAACGTGTACGGGCAGATTATTAACAGTAAGCGTGTGACTCATAGAGCCGGAAAGGACCCCGGCAGACGCAGCCCCCATCAACACCGCACCCGTCATGTTGGGAAGGACGAGGTTTCCGCCAGATACCCAAGATGGATATGCTGCGGCAACGTTAGGATATGTTGCCGCAGTAAGAGTTCTACCATCAAGAATTAAGTATCCGCTTGGATCAGATTCCCAAGGACCGGCAATGATCGCACCAGAAGGAAGCGATGGCCCAGGAACGCCCTGAATACCCTGGTCTCCCTGTGGCCCTCTTACGTTTCCGGCGTTCAGAGTGGTCCCATCTTTTCGTGTCAGAATGAGATCGTCCCCAACGATTGCAGCAGAATCGACACGCTTGTTTTCGATAGCCAATGACCTTGATGCAGTAAAAGCTGTTACGGTTGCCATAATTGTTCGTCCTTAATATCGCTAGAGATCTCATATGAGTCTGCGTCCAAAATTGTTACGTTTGCGTTAACAACTTCGAATGTTCCATCTATATTTTCGACAATTGCTCCCGTTTGGTCAGTAGCAACCGTATACGTGCCGTCTCCATTGTCAATGACAACAATTCGATCGTAGTTCCGAATATATGCGGCAAGACTCTCCATTGCGGGAAGAAATGGATCAGTATCATCAGACCCATAAAGAACTTCTTCAAGATCTGACAGAAACCAAGAAGAGACTTTTCTTGAATCAACAATCAAATATGCAGTCGGCTTGAATCCGGAAAGCTGTCTTGGAATTCCTGTTATCTGCCACTCAAACTCTGACGGGTTAACTGTGGATCCCATTGTTTCATACGTTCGCGTTGTTGGGATTGCTGTGAGGTCGTATAGAATGTGGATCTTATAGTGAGCGGAATCACCTTCTGAGTCTGATCCAACCATAGTTCTGTACGCTAGATGAAAGCGCTCGGAAGGTTGTCCTGTGACAATCAGACCTGAGTTATCTTCAAGAAACCCTTCGAATTGTAGAAACTCGTCAGGATAGGTAAATGCCTTGATTGTTCCAGAAAATTCTGCACTGGAAGTAAGATCATTAATCTTTGTTCCATCAAAGTAAACTGGTTCGACAGTCACTCCAGAGTCTGCTGAGACAGAAACCAATCCATTCCAAGGAACTCCAAAACCATTCTGAAGAAAGAGTACTCCTCGATCAATACCAGATTCATAAAGGCGGGAACCAGCGTCATCCCATGTAATTGCGGTCATAGTCCCTCCTAACCCTTAGTTCCGAGCTGCGCTTTTCGTTGTTCGTTCAAATCACGATTGCGCCGTGCGATTTCGTTCTTAGACATCTTCTTAGGCGGGTTGTTCTTCATGTTGCAAATCCTAATCAGTGCAAACAATCTATCGAGATTCCAATGTTCTACCTCGAATGGAATCTGGAAAGCAACCAACCAGTAGTAGATCAATTCCGAAGTAATAACTTCGCCTCGTCCTTTTTGTTTAGGCATGTCGCCAAAAGTTGTTGCTGTATGCTTTCGTTCAAGATAAGCATTAATTAGTTTCATGTTGTCTTCACCGATACTAAAAAGAACGTCACGAGAAATTCCCGGAGTAACTATCATGTGATAGGCATACCCGAGAATCTCTTCGTTCGTTTTCTCTTCAGACGACAAAAACGGTTTTGTAAATTCTGACTCCCATTTTGACAGTGAGAACAGGGAATGCTCCAAGTCCAATACGATCGGATCAACAGAGAAGAATCTTCCTGTTGATTCGTCGAATAGTTCTGCTTCTTGTACAGTAATCTTGAGCATTCCCTGTTCTCCTCCGTCTTAGGTTAATCAGGCAAACATGTACATCCAGTCGTCGTCCACAACAGCCGGGAAGGCATAACCACCGTTCGGACGGGCCGTGATGATGGTGTCTTCGGTGATGGTGTAGGCACCTGACGTGAGGGCAGTGGCGCCATCGAAGTAGGTGACGCCAGTGACCGACGGGATAGTGATGACGTTGCCCACGTTGGACGGCTTGGTCGGGGTCACAACAGTGACGGTGCCCGAGAACAGTGCGATGACTGCGTCGGGGGTCGGGAGACTCGGATCCGTACCGGCTGTACCATAGAGGAAGTCCTCAAGGGTTGCCAGAGCGCCAGCATCGACCTTGGTCGAATCGACGGTGATGATCGAGGTCGGCTTTGCACCGGTGACCGGAGCAGGAGTCGTAGAGACCTCCCAGCTGAACGTGATCGCCTCAGGCGAGTCATTGATGGTGTTGTAAGCCTTCTCCGAAGGAGCGGCCTGACAACCATAGATGAGGTGAAGCTTGTAGCCGAAGTCGTTACCCTCGAGATCGTTACCCATCTGGGTGCGGTACGAGAGACCGAACGTCTTGCGGGGCTGCTGACCAACAGTGACGCCAGCAACAGGAACCGAAAGACCGTCAAACTGAGCAAACTCGTCGGGGTACGTGAATGCCTCAAGCGTAGCGCTGAATTCTTCAGCCGAGATCAGGTTCAGGTACTTAATGTTGTCCGCATACTGCGGCGTAGCTTCTGCGCCCGAAGGAGACTCCGAGACGCTAGTAAGACCATTCCAGGCAACGCCATTGACGTAAGCACCAGAAACATCGGGAATGTAGAGAACGCCCTTGTCAACGCCGGTTTCGTAAAACCGCTCGCCAACTGCGTCCCATGAAAGAACTGCCATGATTTCTCCTCCTAGAAGAAAAGTTTGTAAACGTCGTGATTTAGGTTGTCCGCGGTATAGAACCTATCAAACACGCACATGGGAAGCGCGCCCACTTTTGCGGGGATGTCGCTGTCCGGATTTTGATCAATAATTGTGACCGTATACGCCGTCATGTGCTTGTACGGAGAGTTGTCTGCAAATTCAGTCTTGATATCGGTACGTTCGTATCGAATACAAGGGTAGCTCATTTGCAGATTGGAAGGGGGCTGAAAATACACGTTACCCGTGATACCTAGCAGCACTGCGTGCAGATCAGCTCTTTGGGCCATTGTACACCGCCCCCAAACTCAGGATGAGCCGGGGAGCCCGAACTTCGACCGAAGTCACAGTCCAGAACCCCCCAGCCCAACGTACGTACTTGATATTTAGAAAGTGCTGATTGGCATACTCGTCAGCGATAATACTGATGGAATTACCAACAGAAATATCGTTGTTAAGTCCTTCCCCTGACTCAAGCTTTCTGGTATTCCGAATTACATCTCCATAATATGGAACTTCTGTAATATGGTCTACCCAAATTCCTGAACCGGCAGGATCCTCTACCTGAGTGCCGTAACCGACTACGTCGTAGAATCTTGCCATCAGTACACCTCCTTAGAATCAGGCGTCGCGAGTGAACGTCCAGCTGTCGCCGGCGCTGGTCTCGAAGTAGTAACCGGTGGCCGGGACAGCGCTGATCGTCACCGAAGCACCAGCAGCGAGGGCTGTCTGAGCACCAGCGACCAGAGGCGTACCTGCATCGTCGGCATCCTCGTAGACAACGCCGGTGACCGACGGGATCGTCACAACACCAGTGGAGGCAACGAAGCCGGGCTCAGTCGGGGCGGCCAGGACCAGAGCCAAAGCAACCTTCTTCACGACGATCGCGCTCTTGAGCTTGGTGAGAGCACCAGAGACGCGGGTCTCAATCAGGTACTTGTACTGGTTGTAGTCAATGTCGAAGTCGTCGAACATCGAGACGTTACCGCCCTTGTCCGCACCGACGCTGTAGTCGGTCAGGTTCACAAGAACACAAACGATCTCCGGGACCTCTTCCATGACCTCGACCGGAACGATCGAAGAAACGCGAAGCTCCGAAGCAACCTCGTCGAGGCTCTTGTAGATGCGACGACCGAGCGTGTCCTTCAGGAGGAGGAACTGCGCGATGATGGTCTCCGTCGTGTACATGGTCGGCATGCCCGAGCCCTTGAAGTACTTGCGGTTGGCCACGATGGCGTCCACAATCTCCTGGGCAGACGAGTTAGCGTCATTCACGTTGACGTTGACAACCGTGGTGTAGGCCTCGTGGTCATAAGCGATGGGACGAATGTTGTCCTCATTGATCTTGTCCTCGTGGTCAACGGCGCGGCCGTCACCAATCAGGATCGCACGAGCGAGCTCTTCGTCGAGCATGAGACGCATCTCACCCTTGAGCCAGGTCACGACATCGAAGTCAGTGATGTCGATCATGTCGTCACGATCGATCTTCTGCTTCTTGTAGATGGTGGTCGGGGTCGTGATACGCTTCGAGACGCGGAAGAACTCTTCCTTCTTCATAGTGCCCTTGACATAACCCTTGGCACGGGCCTCTTCGACGGTGATATCGGCCGACATCGTCTTGATGCGGCTGAACGGGCTCTTGCGGACGCCACCGAGGACGCCAGCAACCCACTCAGTGCGGCGCTTGTCCCACTCGGGAGTCGTGCCGACGTTCTGGGCATCGGGGAACAGGATGTCGATGTCCTGGATGCCGTGGGCCAGGTTCTGCTCAGCATAAGCCATGACGGCTTCCTTGAGCGAACCCATGCGGGTAGCATTAGCAACGATGCCCTGAATATCTGCGTGGCTGAGCGTGGCGCTCTGCTTGTCGATCTTGTTCTCAAACACGTTGGTCATTGTGGTACCTTCCTGGGTATCAGAATCGGACTGTTTCATTTCACTGGTATTATCATCGGAGTCGGTCGAATCGTCTTCGCCTTCTCCAGAAGCAGCAAGGGCTTCGCCCACCATAAAGTGGAGAACATTCTTCTGCTTTTCGGTCATGGACTCGTAGACTTCCTGAATGGAGATCTCGTCATCGTCCGTTTCCTCATGCTGGATGTCGTCCTCTTCGGT